AATAAAGACATGTCTTCGAATTGCTCATAATCTTTATTTAACGCCACATAATCTTCTAAAGTTCCACCTGTTTCATTCATAAACTTAACTAAGTCTTGAATATTTTCAGGATATTCTATTTCTTCTTTAACCTCTGCTTCTTCAACCTGTTCAACTTGCTCTTCTTCCTGCTCTGCAACCACTGCAACCTCGTCATTATTGGTTTGTTCATCCGTTACTTCTTCTAGTATTACTTCTTTTTCTTGTGTATCCCGCACATCTGCATCACTTTCTCCGGCAGGTTCTTCGTCTTGTATTTCTTCGACCACTTTTTCGCTAGTTTCGGATTCGTCTTGTACAGGAACCTCATCTGTGCTTTGCTCTTGAACGGCATCTGTTTCTTCTTTAGGTTGTTCTTCAGTTACTGGTGGTTTTGAAAGATCCACCTTGTACACACCTGATTCTTCATCAAATCCGGCATTCTTTTGTACAATTTCTTCTTTTTCTTGTATAGATGGCTCTTCAGCATCTATAACTTTTGCTTCTACTTTTTTTGACATGATAAAATATTATATGATTATACATTATATATTACTTAGGTTCAAATGCACCTAAGCCAAATCCGCCACTTAATATATCATTACCCGATGATTCAAAGGGTTTAGCGGTTTGTTTTTGCGCTTTCGCGTCTTCTTTTATTTGCAATTGTTGAGTTGATGCTTGTTGTGCCATACCCTGTAATTGCATATTTATTTGAAATTCTAATTGCATTAATTCTTTTTTCATTTCTTTTTCAGCTTGAAGTTTAGACATTTCCATTTGACTTTTTGCTGATTCTAATTGAATTTTGCTTTGAGTTAACGCTTGTTGTTTTTGCACCTCTGCCTGCGCCGCAACTTGTTGTGCCTGAGCGTTTGCTTGTGCTTGTGCTTGTATATTCTGTTGTTGTATTTGTTGATCTCTTTCTTGCTTTTTCTTTCTTCTTAATTTTAATAGTTGATTTGCAAGTTTAATATTTTTAATTTGCCTAATATCAATAGCATCATCTAAATCAATATTTTGCTGACCAATTGCAACTTGAATATTATTTTCAAGCATTTGTTTTTCTTCTTCGTCTGGTGCTAATTCTAAAAATATACCAAAATCATAAAGATGTAATTCAGTTAATTCTTGTAATGTTGCAACGTTATGTGCGCCAATACTTTGAATAAATGCATCCCTTGTTGGTGAATATTCTAATACATCAGATATTCTTAAAGATATTTTCTCTGCAGTTTCAGCAGTTAAAAATAATCCAGCTTGTAATATATGTCTTGTTGCTGTATTACTATTTGCTGCTGCAAGTTTTTGTACACCAACTAATGCATTTTTATCAGGCGTGCTTCCGTCTCTTGCTTCATTTAATCCAGTAGCATCCCTAATCATTTGCATATAATAGTTATATGTACTAATTAATTGTGCTAATTTATTTGCGCCTGCATTATTACTTATTTCTTGAATAGGCACTTTGCCTGGGTTCATATCGCCTTCGGCTGTAAATGATCTACCAATAACAGAACCTGTTTGGAAAAACATATTTAACGCTTCTTGTGGATTATAATTTGTTCCATTGCCCAAATCAATTTCAGCTAATCCATCAGCATCTAAATATACACCATCCGGCACCATTCTTGAAAGTACTTGTTGTATTTTTAAATGTGTTAACTGTATCATATCCGCAAAACCTGTAACTCTGCTTACTAATGATTCAATTCTACCATTATATACTCTTGGTGATACTAATGAATAATTTAATTTAACTTTATTAACATCACTTTTTTCCCTCAACATATTATCAGCAAGTTTCCATTCTAATAATATATTTGAACCTGGTATAAACACACCTTCATACAACACCTCAATATTTTTAGCAATACGTTCAAATCTTAATTCGCCATCAATAGGCGTTGCCATAAATGCATCAGATTTTTTAATAATTTTTTCAGCACCAGTAGAAGTTTGTTTTACTTTATAAACTTCGTTCATGTACGTTTTATAATTAAAGTACATAATTTGAACTGAATTATTATCCTTATTGTTTACTTGTGTATTGTATTTATTATATGTATTGTAATCTTGACTTCCTTGTTGTGTGATCTTTTTTAAATCCTCATCTGTAAGATTTGGAAATTGCATTTTAAGATCGTTAACATTTATATTTTTTATTTCACCAATATAATATATATCGTCATAATATGGTGATTCAGAATACGAATGTACTATGTTTGCAGGATCTACGTATTCAATCTTAATGCCTTCTGATTGTGTAAAATTATTTTTAACGCATCCAACGCCTAGCACTGTTAAATCATAAAATAATCTTTTCTTTATATTTTCGTAATTATTTTGATTAAATACAGTTTGTATTGCTTGTTCTTCAGCAATTTCAATAGCTTGTTTGTAATCAAGCTGCATGTGCAATTGTAACTCTTCTTCGTTTTCTGGTAATGTTTGCGGATTATTATTGTATGTATTTAATCCAAATTGTTCTTGAACATAATCGCTAAATTCTCTAGTACGCATATCAGCAAGTATACTTTCCATATACTGTGTTCTTTTATTAACACCATTAGGATCTTGTGAAAATGCTTTTATATCGTATGTTCTTTCTGCAATACCATTTACAACTATATCTACAAACTTAGGTATAATAGGAACTGGTTTCCAATCTAAATTTAAATATGATAAATCACCGTTAATTGATAATTCATCTTTATATTTTTGTATACTTTGTTCTCCCCTTGCATATAATCTTAATTTATGATATTGGTTCTGATTTACAAAGAATCTGTTAACTCCTCTGTCTTTCTTAAACCATTCATTTTCTATAGCTCTAGCTACTTTCAAACCATAATCTTGTGATAGTTTTTCGTCGTCGCTAGCTGTTTGGCTTGGGAAGTAACTTTTTAAAACGGACTCAGCCATAGTTTTTTATTATTTTTGATAAAGTTCCTTTATTTTCGTATCGTGCAAAGCTAATATTAACTTTCGATTTTTCTCTTTCGCCATGTGGCCTATATAAATGTCTATTACATGCCATAATTGCTAAACCTGAACTTATAGCGGCATCAAATTTTGTTCTTTTGTTTATATCAAACTTAGCCCAATCATTTAATGTGGTATTAAAATATATATCACCATAAGTTCCGTCAGATTTAATTCCAACATGAGAATTTATATACGTTTCTATTGCGGCAGCATGTGCTTGTCTTATATCCTCACTTGAGTTTGGTATGCCACCTATTTCTTTTTCAGCGGTTGATAACTTGTTCCAAGTTCTATCTGGCCGGTTCATTGAGTAACCTCTATAACCTCTTCGCTTTAAATAATATAATAATCTAGGTTTGTTATTTTCTGCAAGTATTGGCATACCGTAAAATACTAATGCCATTAACACATCTTCAAAAAACATTTCGGCGGTTTGTGGTCTAGCTATATACTCCAGAAAAAACCGATTCGGTGGTGCATCTTCCATGCTGAACTTAGTAAGTCCATGCAAAGATCCTTTAGAACCTTTACCGTCGGTAGTGCCGGATATATCGTAGCTATCGCAGCCAAATGCACCCATATGTTCATTTCCAGGGTATTTAAATCCATTTTTAATTAAAATATTATTTTGTAAATTTAAACTTGGCACCCAGCTTACTTTGAATCTTCCATTAGGATTTGGTGTAAATTGTACTGTTGTATCTTTAACGCCGTTCTGCCACGAAAAAGATCCAGTAGTGATATTAACTTCCGCTGTAGCGTCGTCATTAAAATCAATCTGTTCGTAAAGCTTAGCAAGATTAAATATGCTATTTTTAGTTTCATCTCTGAAAGCGTGTTCTTCAGTCCTTGGAAATTGTCTGTAAAATTCATTTAAACCGTCTTGATCTCCTTTTAAACCTTCAACTTCGTTTTCCCAGTGGTCGATAACCCCGACATCAATGTATTCCCCATAGTTGTCTTCAATTGGCTCTTCGGGAGTATTGAATACAGGTATTCCATAAGCATCAATGAATCCTTCGAAGTTCCATTCCATAGGTATGAACAAACTATATAATCCTGAGCGAGTCTGTCCATTGCGGTTTCTTTTTGTAACATCTGAGTCATTGTATAATTTTTTAAAGTTTTCACCGCCTTTGTCTAATGAATTACTTGTTGAACCCATCATACATTTACCAATAACTCTACTCCCTAATCTTAACGTGGTTTTCGTGACACGCCAGTTGTTGAGGATGTTCTCGGGCCTCTCCCATTTTCCCGCTTCATCGTGGACCAAGAGCGAAAGTTTTTCACCGTCATAGGAGTTGTCCCCCGTGTTCTTCCAGTCGATGGTAGTGTCCAATCCCGCGAGTTCCTCGTTCCTTTGATTCGTGAGTATACTTTTCTTTGTAAACTTACTTGCGGGTACACGATAAGCCAATTCTGTCTTAGGCCTATCCATTCCATCCTGTATGGGTTTAAAAAAGAATGGGTAATTAACGGATATTGGAACGACCTTGTCTGTAAACATTTTCTTGGCGTCAGAACCAGATTTGGATAATATCCCAAACCTAGAGTCTGAAGAGATGGTAGCTTGGTTAACAGTCTCTGCTGATGCCATGAATGAAAAGCCACTCCGTCTATTCTTGAGGTAGCACATTCCATAACATCGAACGTCTGCTTTGCAAGCTTCCCAGAATAAAAAGAATAATCTGTTTGCTTCCCTGAAGTCTGGAGCACCCACGTCGATTTTAGTCCACTGCAAGTACATATAATGAGACCCAGTAATATAAGTAGGAGCATCTTTGTTATAGAACCAATAGCCTTCATCGCGTTTGGTAAATTCTGTATCAATGTATGCATTCCACTTATTTTTAAATTCATTCGGTAAATCTTTCCAATCAAATATCGTTTTTAACTTTGAAAGTTCTTTTGGATATTCTATTTTACTCCATTTATTATTTCCTTTATCTAAGTTCTTCGGCGCTGGAGGTAATGCTATTTTTAAATTTTGTATGCTATACACATCCCCAATCTGCCCAGTCTTGCTGATAACAACCACGTCATGCTCCTTATTGTATCCGTATTTCCACTTTTTTGCTTTATTAAGCCTTTTAATCGTATTGATTTTTATAGGCTCTATAACGCGATATAATGATTGCTCGTACATTACTTAGATCTCCTTTCCGCAAAGCCTTTAAATGACTCCGCCCTTTCTTCTATATTCTTACCTTCTAATAATGCTTTTTCAATTTCGATTCTATTTAGGATCTCAAATGCATCGAATATTGCGAGCTTTTTAGTGGCTGCAGCGTTCTTGAGTCGATCGGCTGAAACATCATCATCAGTTTCAACAATCGGTTCTTTTGCAACTTTAATGAGCTCTTTGACTGCTTCATAACCAGCTTGGATTATATTCTGTTTCTGTTCCTTGACGTTCATACTTAATCGATATTGAATTAGTTG